GCTATCGCTTGAGCGAACTTGATAGCCCCCAGACCCCAATCCTGGTCCTGATTTTGAAGCTGTGTGTACTGCCAGATCTCGAAAATATCGTGCCGGTTCATGATTGTTTAAGTCTCAATTTTTTTGATGATCGCCCCAAGATCTGGGCCCTCCCACATCTCTAGTTTCCCGCTTCTATCTTTGGCGAGCCATATGCCGTCACCGTCGCACATTAGCGCGCGTTGTGTATTGCCTTCTCCGTCTTTCTCAACTCTCAGCGCCAACACTTCATCGAAGAAATATGGAAGTTGCTGGCCAGTTTTGTTACCCGGCATGGATGGCGCATACAGCACCCTGGCCATCTCGTCCTGTGTCTTCTCCAACTTCGCACTCATGTAAACATGTCTCCCAGGTAAGTCCCGGAATGCTCTTATGATGTCGGCCATTTGCTCTTGCATGGCTCCGTATGCCTGCCTTGGATCTTTGCTTGTTTTCTTCTCGTGGTTCAACACCACTTCGGCAATCTCGCTGATTGAATCCAAAGCCACGGATTGAAAATCCTTAGCTTCCGCCGATTCACTCAGCCATGACCAAGCTTCGCGAAGGCTGGCCATGTCTGATATTTCTATGTACGGAAGATCCGCCCCGGCGATTGAGAGAAGGCCACCCTCTGCGCTCAGAACTATCGGACTTGGCAACGTAGGTATAAGAGAAGTCTTACCCGCGCCGGCCTGACCGTAAACGAGCAGCTTAACTCCGGAAGATGCCAAAGACTTGGTGGTTTTGAGATTGATTGCCATTTGTTTTTCCTTAAAAAGGCGCTGGTTGCGCGGGGAGTAAAGGTTCTTGCTTGAATGGTGTCTTGGGTGGCCTTGGCAACGGAATTCCCTTATACGTCGGGAACGGCCAATTTTCCGGTGGTTTTTCCATCACTCCACCTCGATCTTGATCGGGTCAGCACTCCTAAGATCAATGTCCACCCTCCGGCCATCGGACAGAGTGATGATGATTGAGCGAAGATGCATGTCTGAACCCGTGGCGTGGAAGTTTGGTTCTATGCGCACTGACTTCACGTTGTCTAGAGAGATGTCCATTTTGTTTCCTTGAGTTGATGGGGGCGCAAGCCCCCATGTGTTATTTGGATGTGGTCTTGACGCTATAAACAGCCGTCACTTTAGTGTGCTTGGCCACGACATCGGCACCGATGCCCAAGTCAGCCACCAATGCTTTCCAATCCGTCACCGAACGGTTGGATTCAATCACCGTTGAGCGGAACAGCACGCCTTCGTGCACTCCGCCGGCTTCCTTCATAGAAGCTTTGATCGCCTCTGCAGCCTTCTCAAGAATGGCAATCTCGGCCAAGAGCTGGCCCAGTTGATCGGCTTGCGTCAGTTGCAGGTCGTTGTTTTTCATGTCTCAGTCCTTTTGGTTGAATCGAACGTTCGGCCAATCCGTTTGCTCGATGTGTGTATTCTGCGCCGATCTTTTGAGGTCGTCAATAGTTTGTTGTAAATAATTTCATGCTTCGATGTTGCGTTCCTGCCAATCCTGGCTCACAATGAGAACTCAAACAACACAACAGGAGTGAATCACATGCTATTGAGTCTTGAACAGATCAGATCAGCTCTAGCTGATCGAAAGATCAGCGCAGTGGCAACGGCCACAGGTTTGCACGCAAACACTTTGCATCAGTTAAAAAAGGGGCTTAATTTGAACCCTTCCTTGCGAACATTGACGATTCTGAGCGATTATTTAACACGTCACCAACACGCACCACTTTGAAAGATTGTCAGAATTAGTGTTGCCCGGGTTGCGTTGTTGCCTTTGTCCTGCTAGGCTTTCATGCCAACATGAAAAGGAGGGCAGAAGATGACAACGCAAGAGGCAATAGACTACTTCGGTGGTCGCAGGCAGCTAGCTGAAGTGCTGGGGGTTTGGCCACAAGTGATTTACGCATGGGGCGAAGAGCCCCCTATGTCCCGGCAGTATGAGTTAGAGGTTAAGACCAATGGCGCACTGAGGGCACGAAATGACGCAACGAACAAAGCTTGAAATTGCGTTAACTTATGCCTCTTGGGGCTGGAAGGTCTTACCTGTTGTTCCTAATGGGAAGATCCCAGCGACAGAACATGGGGTTCACGATGCAACCGATGATCCTGAGCAAATTCGGAGATGGTTCACATCAAGCCCTCGGTTGAACATCGGCATAGCGGCTGGTCAAGCATCTGGCCTTGTTGTGTACGACATTGATCCTCGCAACGGTGACCAAGACAGGTGGGACGAATGGACAGCCAAACATGGACAGTTGCCCGATGGAATTACAGCTCTAACCGCTGGTGGCGGTTATCACTATCTTGCTGCGTATCAAGAGGGCATCAAGTCTTGCAAGCTTTTGGATGGCGTTGATCTTCTTTCAAATGGGCGCTACTTTGTAGCGTATCCGTCTGAGATTGAGGGCAAAACATATCAATGGGAAGCCTCAAGCGACCCATTCGACGGCGTTGGGCCTGTGAGCATTCCGCAAGAATGGCTTGCATCAATGCTTCCGGCAAAGAAAGAGCGAACAGCCGCAAATGATTCATCAATCATTAAGGGCAACCGAAATTCAGGCTTGACAAGCCTTGCAGGGGCTATGCGGTCATATGGGATGAGCGAAGCAGAAATACTAGCGGCTCTTAGCGTAGCGAATGAGACTCGTTGTGAGATTCCACTACCTAGCTCTGAGATTCGCCAGATTGCTCACTCGGTCTCACGCTATGAGCCAAACAGCGACATTGCCAGCTCTGCTGCCCTTGGTTCAGAAGCGGCTGATGAGTTGCTTGAGAATTTATCTGTTCCAGATAGTGACTATTTTCTTACGCGCGGCAGCTCATACATTGATGAACCCGCTCCTACAAAGTGGATCATCAAAGAATGGATAGCTGCTCATTGCGTAGCAATGATCTTTGGGCCATCCGGTGCAGGAAAAAGCTTTATTGCATTGGATATGGCTTGTTCAATAGCAGCAGGCATTCCATGGCAAGGCATCAAGACAAAACCCGGGGTTGTTGTTTATCTTGCTGGCGAAGGCAACTACGGCATTCGTAAGCGCATAGCAGCTTGGTCGATAGAGCACAACACCAAACAGCTTGACAACCTTTTAATCAGCAATCGAGCCATTGATCTTGACAGCCCAAGAGCAGCAGCAGACGTCATTAAGCTTGTGCGCTCTATCACACAAGAGCCCATATGCCTTTTGATAGTTGACACTGTGAACAACCACATGAGCGGTGACGAGAACGCGGCTAAGGATGTCCGCGCCATGGTCAATTCGTGCAGCACCGCCTCATCAGCCTTAGGCGCCACCACGGTTTTTATTCACCACACTGGGGTGAGTGAGACAGCCCAAGGTCGCGAACGCGGGTCAAGCGCATGGCGAGGCGGGCTTGATTTTTCAATATATGTTTCACGCACAACCGACAAAGCAATTAAGATTGAAGCAAAAAAGGTAAAAGACGATAAAGAACCAGAACCAATATATGGGTTGCTCAAACCCGTTGGGCTGGGATGGAAAGATGAGGACGGCGAAGATATTATTGGTGCCGTTTTTGCCATTGCTGAGGATTATCAGGTTATTGAGAAAAGCAAAGAATCTGATTATTCAAGGGACATTAAAAAATTCATATCAGCTTGGAAGGCAACAGGACAAGAGACAAGAGGCGGACAACCCTACTTGTCCCGCAGTGCCCTCATCGACCACTTAATGAAAGACGGTCTAAGCCAAGCAACAGCCAACACCTACGCACAACCAGGGAAGAAGGGAAGACTTATCAACAACCTGCTTTTGGCTGAAGTAATTGCTCCGACCGAGCATGGCTGGGTCGTTGTTGACCACGTTTCGGCCAGTTCGATGATGCTCTCAGGCGGGACGGGACAGCGTTAGGACATCGGGACAACGGGACAAATGTCCTGTCCCGGAGGGTTTTTGGCGGGACAAATGGGGCACAGTTGATTGTTAAAAATTTAACTGGGACAACGGGACAGGACAGGGACAAACGGGACAAATGTCCTTTTGGCAAAGCAGAATGAACGGGACAGGACAGGACAATATATTTATATATTGTCCCTTGTCCCGGTCCTGATGCAGGAAAAGACATAGAAGGAAGACACCATGGATGATGAAGAGATGAAAAAAGAAAACGAAAGAAAAACGACCCAAGAGATCAACCTCTTGTTCAATAGACTCATCGAAGCTACACGCTCAAAAGATGAACTAGGAGTCGCTAGAGCAATCAAACGTTACAACCAGTTACAGGATAAAGTTAGGGGGTACTAACATGGATAAGGATCTTGAACAATCAAAACAAGAAAGTCGGGGTTGGGGTGGCGCTAGGCCGAATTCGGGTCCTGCTGCAATGGTGCCGACTGAGGAAGAGCGGGCGATGGTCGAGAAGCTTTCGGGGTTCGGATTGCAGCAAGAAAGTATTGCGGCGATGGTGCGAGATGGTATTCACTTAGATACGCTTAGAACTCATTTCAAAAGAGAATTAGAGCTTGGCAAGGCAAAAGCCAACGGAAGGATCGGCAAGACTTTATTCGACAAAGCAATCAACGGCGACACCGCTTCGCTCATCTGGTGGACGAAGACCCAGATGCGTTGGGCTGAAACTCAAAAGCATGAGATAGTCCAAACCACTATTAGTATTAATGGCGCATTAGAATCTGCTAAAACTAGGGTATTAAATGCAGATATTATTGATGTGGTGCCGAAGGAGCCCGGGCAGCTTGAGGGATCGGCGCCGGAGGCTCTAGAGGCTCCAGACGCAAAAAAGCCCGCGGGGAGCGGGCTTGGTGAGGGGGAGGCGATTTAAACGCTCTGGTGGGCTTTGTATCGGTCTATGAGCCGCCACGCTTTGACTACTGCAAGCTGGTCAATGGTGGCGCATCCACCCGCGGATCGGACGAGTGCCTCAAGGACGCTCAAAGCTTCGGTGTAGGTGGGTAGACCATCTGCGTCAAGCTTTTGGTCAATCTCTGTGGGGTCTACGTCGCCCCAGGTTGACCACCTGAAGCCGCAGCTGGTGCAGCCTATGCGACGGCGCTTGCACGCCTCCCTGGGGCTGTAGCGGGTTTCTAAGACTTTCCCGGGTGCCTGACATTGTGGACAGAATTTCATCT